CTGCTTCATCTTCCCATTTGTCACGCAACAATTGAAGTGCCTCACGATCCTCGGAAAGAAGCGCGTTCCGCAGTTGTTCGAGCAACTGCTCTTCATCGATTGAGGAGTGGGGAGAAGCATTCATGTCAGAATTGAGTAAGTAGGTCAATTTAATCGCCGATTAATTTTTGACTAAGATCAGCCATCATCTTACCAAGTTTTTTCTTATCCTCGTTAGTAACATGATCAATCTTATCATTTAAGGTGTTAATTTTATCACTAAGGAGTTTTTCCAGTTGATCCATACGCTTAGAAAGAGTGCGTTGTTCTTGTTCTCCTTTTTCAGTTAGAGAAAACTCTAATTGATCAATTCGGGTATGAAGGATTTCTTCGAGCTGATTAATGCGATGCTCCAATTGTTCAAAACGGGTATCATAAGCAGCAATTTGCTGACCCATAATGATATCACGGATGGTGGTAATTTCGTGTTGTACCTGACCGTTTGTACCTGCAGATTCTTGATTCTTTTTTGACATGGCTAAAGAAGTGTGGTTCAAAAGATTAAAAATAGTAAAAAAATTCTAGTTTTATACCCAAATATAACCCCTAAAACCAAATGTACACCAATAGTAAACGGTCCAAAAACGGTCCAAAAAGCAATATAACCAACTGAATAACAAGGAATTAAGCTAATCACCGCCTATTCTGGCAATAGATACCAACCTCCTCTCTTTTCTTTAATTTACTTGAAAATCGCTTGTAAGCAACTTTAATTTTTCTGGTACAAGAGTATCAAAACTGGTAAAAGGTCGCTCAAATGAAAGATATACGGCCTGTAAATGGACAAATCGGACGTAATTGTTCATAAATGCGCACAATTGCGCACAATTGCGCAAATATTGCTGGAAGACGGCTATAAGGGTGTGCCGTTTTTTTTGCACGTTTGGTTACGGCAATAAATGCCGTGCTAAATGCCGTGCTATTATTAACACGGCATTTTTTGCACATTTGGTTTTTGGCGAAGGAGTATTATCGAATTTAATGGCTTAAATTTTTTTAAAATAATGCTAAAATAAACACTTTTAAAGTTGTCATTATGACAACTTTATTGTATCTTTACATTGTCATCGAAAGAGATGATATATTTCTCAACTAAATCCCTGGATGCGGCTAACCAGCATAAAAACCGCGAGAATTATGTTTGACATTTTTAAGATTTACCGGATTGCTAAAAACAATCCAGATGGGTTCACCTTCGACCTCGAAACGAAGGAATTAGTTACCAGCGGCATTATTGTAGCCTACGAAGCAACTCAAAACAGCTTCGGAATTTTAGGACTACTAAAATGCTGGTCTCATGCTAAAGAAAACGGAAACGTTGTTGGCGGCTGGGGAACTGGAAACGGCTTACAATTCGATAGCTGTCGGGTCTTTAAGGATCGAAAAACAGCGATTGAGTTTGGAAGGCTAAACAACCAAATCGCAATCTTCGACCTCGACGAGCTGGAAGAAATTCGATTGTAACTTAAAAGAGGGGGTTAAATTCCCTCTCTATTTTTCTCATTTTTCAATATAATAATTATGACAACATTAAAAGAGCTTCGACTGCCGGACGGCATTAAGCAAAAGATAATTCAGAGCATTCAAAACTACCAGCGGTTTGCGCGGGTATATATTTCGTTACTGGACCAAAGCGATACCAGGCTTACGGTACGTATTGAGCAAAAGGAACTGGTTAACGAAAAGCTATTGACGCAAAAAGAGCTGATCGAACGTGCTAAAAATGTGTTTAGTGAGCTGCCAGAAGGCATTCAGCTAAACGTACGGCCACTGACGTATAAAGGTGCGCTAAACGACGACTACACGCTGGAAAAGGTCAGAGCGGAGCTGAAGTCTCGTAAAATCAAGAATGTGGATCTGGTCCGCTATTTAAACATGGATAAGCATCAGCTTTCAAAAATGTTGAATGGCGATAGCTTGACGAAGAGCCAGCGGGCCATGTTTTACTACTTCTTCATGTGGATGGACGCATCCCGATAGATATTTTTTCATTAAATCCCTGGACCGGACAACCAGCAAAAAAACCGGAAACGTATGAATCAATCAATTGCTGAAATTAAAGTTAGTTATTCGGAAAAAATAATGATGTCCGAAGCTGTTCAAATCAAATCCAGTCAGGATGCCTTTAAGGTATTTTGGGATACCTGGGATCATAGCCAAATTGGCTACTGTGAGCACTTTAAGATTATCTTGGCCAATCGTGCCAATCGGGTAAAAGGGGTCATTACCATCAGCCAGGGCGGCGTATCGGGTACGATGGTGGATAGTAAAATGATCTTCGCCGCTGCTCTAAAGTGCTGCGCTTGTAGCATCTTCCTGGCGCATAATCATCCATCGGGTGGGTTGACTCCTTCGGAAGCTGATAAAAGCCTTACCAGGAAGCTCAAAGAGGCGGGAAAGTTGCTGGATATAACGGTACTGGATCATTTAATATTAAGCCCGGAGGAGCGATATGTGAGCTTTGCGGATGAAGGGTGGATGTAGAAGAGTTTTATAATAAAAAAGCGGATCGCAAATTATGGTTGCGATCCGCTTTTTAGTTTTCATAGGTGAAGTGGAACGACCTTTAGAAAAATGTTTTGGTGTGAATATTTTTATGATATATATAATTTAAGAGTGATTTACACCAGCTTTACACCAGCTGTACACTGGCTTTATATTTAAGAAATTTGGCCAATCCTTTATAAGAAGAGATAGGTAGATGATTACGACCATCCACTTCACCAGTTATATCATAAAAGTGACCGTTTAGAAAAAAGATGGCGTGATTTGAATCATAATAAACCTCACCATCAGGATAAACAAAAGAAAGCATATTAACGAACTGAAAACAGGAACCCAAGGTATATACTTCAACGCTACCATTGAAGCTGTTGCGAATACGTGTAATCAGTTCGATAATATGTTTGTGTGTAGGTATAATCGCTAAATTTTGTTATTGTTCCAGCCGATAAAAAACACCAGCGTAATTACCATAACGGTAAGCAGGGCGATAATACCAAAAAGAGTAAAAGGATAACCGACGATTGCATAAGCAATGCCAATTTCTATTGCCCAAAGAGCTAATAGAATAATTCCCGCCATGAGGGGAGACTTTAATTTTGCCATAGTATATTGATTTAAAAAAGTGAAGAAATTATTTATGTGGATTTAGGTCAAAACCGAAGATTTCGGAAAATTCGTAAATGACGGTTAGTAATCCGGTGCCGATAGATTGCCAGTGGATTTTCTTTATCTGTTGTTCAGATAATTCTTCAGTGAAGAAAGCGTAAAAGGACATCAGTGTGAATGCTAATAATATGCAAGGCACTAGTATGGTCATCAGCGACCAAACCAGAGCGATGAATAATAGTAGAAAGAAAAATAGTTTGAGGTAGTAGAAAAATCGTTTCATGATAAGAGGATTTATAATTGATTAAATAAATTGGGTGAATTCTTTTTTCTAGGTTTATCCCAGATTACAAATGGAATATTTCCACCAAAACGACACCTAGGATATGCGATAAAATCTTGCACACGGATTTTGATGTCTGCCATGTATTCAATCTTTTTAGCATAATTAGATTGCGGTGTGTTGGATTTTTCCCAGCAGATAATTACAAATGCTTTACGGGGAAATCTTTCAGTTAAAACCTTGTACTGACCATCAGTTAGATTCATGTAGTCTAAACTGTCAATAAACACGATTTTGGGACTGTTACGTCGCCCTAGCCTATCCGTCATTTCTGTAAGTGTTTCTTTATTTCCAAAGATGAGTTTGCCAGCTACTTCATCAAGCGCATTACGAACAGCAGCGTCCTGTAGAGACTTGCTGATTCCCTGCTCATGACTGTTGTAATAGACTTTCCCAAACTTAGTAAGGTACTTGGCCCATTTGATACAAAACTCCGTTTTGCCATTGCCAGGAAGGCCATAAATCAATGCTTTAAAATTCTTTTCTGGCGAATTAAAACTTTCATACCATTCATCAGAAAATTCGTAAACATCAAATTTCTTTTTAAGTAAAGTGTTGATACCGATTGATCGCATGATATTTATTTTAAGATGATTGATTATTTAAAAATGATTAGATAAATTGACGTCTTAATCGACGATAGCCCAACACTCTGGACTTACGATATTTCATAATACATACTCTGTTACGTTGGTTACCTCCAAGGAGCCAGACATGCCGTTCATCCTCTCTGATCAATAGACCGACGTGGCCTTTCCAGCTAGTGGGAGATTCTCGCCACAGAATACAAACATCACCGATACGCTGGCGGCCTTCGGTGGGTGCGATACCAGCATCAAGCCAGGAGCGGGCAGTTAGTTCACCAGTTCGCTCGTAGTTAGCCATGATACAGATGGCGTTTAGAAAGGCGGAACACCAGGCGGTTTCGTCCTTGATTCTTTTGCTGCTTACACCCATTATTTCAAAATAATCGACGATGCGACGATTGTCTTTTTTTCCGACTATTTCGCGTACATCAAATTCGCCGAGGGCGGTTAATAGTAGGTCATTCATTGGTTAAGGGTTTTTATGTAGTTCAATAAATCAGCATTCAAAGCCCTATATTCATCAAGTGTTTCTTCTGGTAACTTCACATCCTCATATCTAACTGACACCATGGCTATCATCTGCCATTCTCCAAAATTTAAACCGTCCAAACCCTCTTGAGCTATCTTATGAAATATCCCCAGATGTTGGTCTATATCTTTTTTTAACCAATTGCTTTTAATAGCAAGTGCGGCGTTAATTTTTTTCTTCACACGTAGTTTTGCTAAATGAAATTTCAGCAAATCCATGATTAAATCTTTTGTAAAAAACTGTGGTAATTTGTTCATGATAATGAGTTTATGTAAGTGATTAAATTCTTGTTCATTTTTTCTATTTCTTCAAGTGGGAAAAGTGGCATATTCCAAGAAAAATCTTCGAAAGCGATTCCAATCAATTGCCATTTCGATTTGATTAAGGTCTGACAATCAATTGATCCAAAGGCGTCTCTAAGATTGTAGTATTCCTTAACTTTTTTTTCTATTGAATAGTAATCCATGTCACATCGCTTTAGCAGAAATACAGTCATTTCTAATTCATTTATCTTGTAGGTAAGCAGCTTGTAGACAAAGGCTGCTTCGGTAATAAATTTTGGTGGTTTGTTCATTATCGTTTGGGTGTTAGGATTGTCCTTTTTCATTTTCTTCAATCAATTTTTCAAGGTTTTTAATTTTATCTTTTACCCGTTGTTCCAGGTAAATTCTCAGTGTGTGATAAGTAATAAAATACTGTGGCTCGATGTACTTCTGGTGTATGTAGGTCATCGGAAGACCTTCTTGATAATGTTCCTGGTAAGTGTCTTGTACCGCTTTGATTTTGCGCAGGTAACGAAGCTGACCACGAGGAGTTAATTTTTTCATAGTTGTGATTGTATTTGTTGTATTAATTCGTTGCGTATGGCGTGTGCTGGATCAGATACTTCAATAGGACAGCTATGTAAAAATTGTCTAATCCCTAATGCATCATAAATGGTAATTCGATAGTTAGAAGTTGCACAGGAAGTGATGGACATAGGATGAGAACTAATCCACTGGGCAGCAATACAGAAGGCAAGAAATTCACTTGATAAATACACCCCCTTTATATCAATATGATTATAGGATTCCTTTTGCATCTTAAACAGGGAAACAACTACTTGCTTATCAATTTTTTCCAGCTTGAATTTTAGCCTTCGTATCATCTCAATTATTTTTTGCTAACCAGTTATGTAATTCTTTTGTCGTCTCTTCTTTACGCATAATTGCACACAGCTTTTTAAAGGTTCCCTCCAACTCGTCCAGTGACATCTCATACAGCATTTTTCCCGCTATTCTAGGTTGACACAAATAAGCATTCACCCGCTCCCATCCGTTCATTGTAGAGATGCCCATCTTCTCTAATTGACGCAGTACTTTTGATCGAGAGCGACGTGTAGCAGCCTCAGTCTTAGCATTCTTAGACTCTTCGATATTGACCAGTCTATCAATTAAATTATCCAGTTGCTCATCGTTCAAATCTTTGGTACTGGAAACCCCTTCACCATGAAGGATGCTTTCTTTTTGAGACTTCATGTGTAGCTTAACCAATAGGACATGAAATCGTGCTATTTTTTTTGTTCGTGACATGAGATTTATTGTAATTATGAATATTGATTTTCAAACCGCCGCTGGCTCAAATAACCCTCGGCAAATATTTGAGTAGTGCCCGTACTACTCAGCCAAAACTTATACCCTGACAAGCTAGCCATTGCAGCCGCTTTGTCCACTTCGGAAAGCGCATTCCAAAGCCGCTCAGCTCGTCCTTTGTTGCCACGCTTCCAGGCGTATTCATTCCAGAATTTTTGGAAGCTAAGGTCCTCGGCTACCTTTTTGTATTTGACATCTTTATTCTTGCTCCATTTAGATAGCGTGGTCACATTTCGAGGAACAAAATCCCAAAGCCAATCGGCCTGTACTTGATCCATACTGGTTTCAATATCGACCGATACGTAATGAAGAATGTCTTTATGGTATCCCGCCAGGATCTTGCATTTCCCCTTGACAGTTATTAAGTATTTAGTAAGCATGATTATGATGTTTAAAAAGTGTCTCGGCTAAAAGCCGAGACCCAAAGTGCCAAATGAAAAAAAGTTCCTAAGCCCTAAACCTTCACACTAAACGTCTCCGTTTGTGTAACCTCAAGCCCGATCTGTTTCAATTTCTTAGCAATTTTAGCATCTTCTTCAAGAGCCTTCAATACAGCCTTCTTATCCAGTTTAGAAGTAGTACTAATCAACTCGAATAACTCAAGAGCTTTCAGCTTGGATAACACTTCCTCCTGATCGGTCGTTTCAATAATTTTGATAGACTTGGCATTAAGCCGATAAGATAATTTCAGGCCATACCAATCTGTTGATTTACCACCTTCAAACATGCGCTCACGATAATCATCTGCGTGTTCGTGGATAGCGGCAATGTCCTCTTCAAGTTCTTCCTGAATCGTTGCCACAGATTGCTGATAAGCAGCTTTGGCATCAGAGATTTTCTTGTCCAGAGCGGCGTTGGCTTTGTTTAAGGTTAACTGATTTTGGCGGTAGCGTTCCGCACGATCTTCAATGGTTAATGTTTTTTTCTTTGCCATTTTATTTTAAAATTAAAAGGATGAATAAATGGCGGTTTCTCAAGTCAATATATTTACAGCGGTGTAGTACCTGGAGGCAGGTTGCCGCGATTAAGTTGTGTTTGTACTTCTTCAAGGTTGGTATCACCAACTACCTTCCGAAGGTCTTCTAAATGCTGGTTAACGGTAGTGATTAAGGACATAGCTTCTTGTACAGAATTGATTCTGCCAGTGTATAGGCATTTGTAAAATAGCTGTATTGACCTCTTCCATAATTCATACTGCTCAATTGAATGTAGCTTCAGCGGACAAGGGTTTTTCTTTAGCCCTTTTTCTATCTCAAGCATGAAATAATTACGAACGTAAGGGATATAGTAACCGTGTTCTTTTTTTAGGAACAGTGTCGTTTTAGCGATCTCGTATTGAACCTTACATTTCGTTCGCTTATTAGCATAGCGTAGATGAAAGTGAAAGATGTAAGTGCCGACTTCACGGACTTGAATTTTGGCGTTGTGTAATGGATTTGTAGTCATGGTTGTGATTAATTTAAAGGATGATTAATATTCGTTTTCTCAGTACGTTTAATCTTCCTGTGTGTATTGTTCTCTATTCCTCTTCTTCTTCGCGACAATTTAACTTGGAGGTATTCGGGTTGACGCCATGATATGCCTCGAAGTATCCCTCAGTTGAATATTGAAAGATGACAATAGCACCTTTAGGATGCAGTCTGGCTTCAAGTAAAAATCGACCAGCAGGATCTTTTACCTGCCATAGGGTTCTTACTGATTCCTGGTAGAGGGAGGATTCTCTGGCGTTACGATTAGCTTCTAAAAATTTTGACATGAGATATAATTTTTGATAGTTAATAATGCGAGGTAGCCAAATTGCTACCTCGCTATTCTAGCATGGTTATGTTTGCCCTTTTCGCCGGGCTAGCAGTATGTGGTTATGCGGCTTCTTTGGCCAGGACTAATAATTTTTCACGCTGTACAACCCTCTTCAATTTCCGTAGATCTGTTACCATCTTGTAAAATTGACCATCAATGTTGATCTGTTGAGGACGGCATTCATTGAATAATTTTTTAATGATCTTTTTACCTTTCAACCCATTAGCAGTACAGATACTTTCCACATCAGAAAAACTGGCTCCATAAAGATTGACAAAGCGACGGCCAAAACGACTGTATAATTCATCGTATCCTTTCTTGGAATATTTAAGCCCAGCTTCAAACTGAACTTCAAGATTATCAGTCCCCTGAATTACCACACCTACCTGATCCTCTAATTGATTATAGATGGGAATCAACGCCCGAATAGCAGCAGGTGTCAGCTTATCAGCTTCATCAAGAATCAATACAGGCTCCTGTCTGCGACGCTGAATAAGGTAAGAGGTGATTTCATCAGCCATTTCATTACCAGTTCGGAAATCGTTCGTATAAAGCCCCATTGAGCTGGCTAATGCTCGTAGGAAAGCAGTGCGATTCCATTCCTGACACTGTAAGAAATAAACTGCTTTGTCAGCGTTAGCATTAGCATAAGCACGAGCAGTAGCAGTCTTACCAGCACCCGCTGGATGTGCGATAGCAATCCACATCTGATTGTTCTTTGCCTGGTTGTAGAATTGTGTTAAGGTGCGGCTATTTAAGGTTTCTACCATCGCCCATTCAGAGTTATTAAAGTCAAGGCGTTTGGCAATCTTGAGCCACATGGATTCAGATATTTCTCCCCAATTCTCTTCTTTGCGAATCTGGGAAATAGTTGCAGGTGATACACCCAGTTTCCGTGCCACCGCAGCAGCACTTCCTAATCGTTTGATCTCGTCGATTACGAGATTTAAAATTTCATTTTTTTTCATTTTGCTAATTATGTTCATTAGATAATTGTTTTGGTTATGTTAAATTGTGATTCGTTTTTTAAGGTCAATTACAATTGACTCAGCGGGTTAACATCAGGTTCGTCAAGTTCGGTATCATCAGTAGGTGGAGGTGCCTGATTAAGCAGTCTGGGTTTCCCCGTATCCTGCCAGGCATCAATCGTTTCTGCTAACATTCTAGTCTCAGCAGATGCAGTAGCGTTTTTATCAACAAATTGAGGCATCAGTAAAGCCACCTCATCATACGCTTCACAGATTTCATCAGCTTCCGCTTTACGCATTTCTTCCAGGTGCTTAATTCGTTTTTTATACTTGCCCAGGTCAGACATATCAGCATTAGGACCATAGAGTTCTGCACCACGCTGCTCTACTGCCTGACCTAAATATTTTCTATTGATGTCGTTGGTGTTTTCCCACAAATGGACAATAGTAAGATCATCCATATCGTAGCATAGGCGAACGCCTTTGTGGTGCTTTATCAGCTCATAGTCATTGACTACATAAGTATATTTGACTCGCTGTATTTCGGTCACGATCATACCCATATTGCGCAGGGTCACTTTCTTTTCTGCACCAAATAGCTCGATATAATCCCACGGCTCGATCTTGACGACGTTGGGCTTTTCGCTGGCGTTATGCATCTCGCGGGGACTCATTTCCACGGTGGCATATTTACGGCTGTATTCGCTCAGCTTCGTATCACGGTAGGCGTCGATGATCTTCATCGTTTCTGTCCATGCTGCCGTAAAGTCCCAGTTCTTTTTCTTCAATGCCTTAGTGATCTGCTTGAGGTATTCAGGAGCGCGATGAGCGTGTTCATTACGGCTCTGTACACCTTCACCATAGTACATTGGTGAATCCTGCATAAACACCGTTTGAAGGGTAGAAAACAATCTTTCTGCTTTTGCTTTACCGGTCTTCTTTGGGGTAGTCGTCATCTTTACACCCAGGCGAGTCATCCGGTCGGATAGTGTTTTCCATTCCTGTGTATTGTGACCAGGAAATTTATCCGCTACAAATTCGTAAGGCAGATACCCGCAGTGATTAGCCGCCATTTTAAATGCATGGAGATAGCCCCAGCGATCTTCTTTGGTATCGAAGTGAACACCTAATATATGTCCACTATAGACATCGCTGATCACGATCATGTATAGAAATTCGGTCTTACCCTCTTTTCCATGATGGCCCACAAAATTTACTCTGGTACCATCTGCCATCCAACAATCACCTGCATGCACTGCTCCAACAAGATTTACATATCCACGCTCCCGATCTGCTCGACGCATTGAGCCGAATCGGTCTACGGTCAGAAACTTCGCCGCGTTGGTGGCCAGATAGTTCTCGCACCAGCTCGTGCTCGGAATATGCTTGCCGCGAATACTGCACAGCGTTCGTACCTTCCGGATGATATAGCTGTTAGTATAATTCTGCGGCATTCGTCGCAACTGAATTAACCAGCTAATCAATTGTTTATCTTCCACCCGGACGGCGTTTACATTGCCTTTACGAGGGAGGTGGATCACTTCGCAAATTGGGGTGCCGTCCAGGATGGATAAGATTTTTTCTTTGATGCGCCGGTGGTTCTTCGGCAGGTAGCCGATGTCATTTTGTTTGATGATGCTGGCCAAGTCGTGGAAGAAGGTCATCTTCGTGGTGTCAATCTGATCTTCTTCAATGGTGTGGATGGCGGTCATCAGGGTAGCGGCGGCTCTGGCTAGTTGTTTGGCTTTGGTGTGCGGTACATCATTATATAATGGTAGATAGCTTTCGTATCCTTTGATGATGGAATTTTGGATAGCAATCGTTAATGGCGTAGTACGGTCTTTTTTAAGATCTTCTTCGTAGGCCGCCAGTACATCTTCTTTGCTGCCAAATACTTCCCGTCTCGGTGCGGGTAAACGATCATAATCATAATAGAAGGTACCATTCATCTTTGCCCATCTCCACGATGCACCGGTATCGGGCATGATGGATTGTTTGCGGCGGTGATTGGCTACGGTCTTTTTAAATAAAGAGCGATTTCTACTGAGCGCCTTTACCGACATATCGAGCATCGCTAACACCACGGACTGGATGATCCATACTGCTTGACGCTTGCTGCGTTCCCGACGTACTATGATATCTGATTCGTTGTAGATCATTTATGCTGTTACCTTTTTTGTGAAAAGAGATTTAAGTTGCGTCCAGAGGGATGGTTTAGGAGTGATAGGTTTTGACACTTTTTCTCCATTTATATAGGGAGTAATTGCTTTAATAGTTTTGTCGTTTGATTTCCCTAGTCGTGCAGCAGCGACGAGTTTTTCGCGAGCCCTATTTAGAATGCACCATTTTTCTTTTTCATATTTATAGAGAATAGAAGTGATCTCAAATAAAATTTCTCTATCTATAACTTCGCCAGCTAAAACTTTTTCAAGTTCAACAAGACTGAAACTGCCTTCAGCTAAATAATCTGAAATTAATGGACTGATAGCCCTACTTCTAATTATTGAATCTTTTACTAACCCAAGACAGGAATAATATAATTTTGCTTCATTAGGGACACCATATTTTAATGCTTCATAAATGCCTAGTGTGCTGACAATTTTATTGTAAGTCTCTATCGTTATTTTATTATCAGTTAATGCACGACCGAAGTATGGATATGCTATTCCGCATTCTAATGCTACTACTTTCATAGCCCCATGATGCCATTTTATTTTGCTTCTTAGCTTAGACATTTGTTCTTTAGTAGGATGTTTCATGAGTATTATTTTTAAAGTGATTGAATTTTTTTGATAGTTTTATCAAGAGTATTGTCAGCTTCCTTCTTAGCTTCCTTTAGCTCAATTAATATTTTACCACAAAAAGTGAGCAACTCAGTATTAGTCTTCTCGCCACTTAATACCTTTCTGATTGTTGATTTTGAAAATCCTTCTGTTCTTAACTCCTTAGATCGTTCTTCAATTAGAGGGATAGCCCCATAAAATTTCGATAATCCTGTTTTTATGATTAGTCTTTTGCCATCAATTTTAAGATTTGTCTTATCTTGCGTCATATTGGTACCGTTTTAGTGGTTATGTTGATGGCAAATATATGTCAACATTTGTAAACTTGCAAACATTTGTAAACTTTTTTATGAAAAAAGATGATCCGAAGATTCCGAAAATCAATCAGAGGATACTTGATGTTATCAAGTATCTTGATATAAAACCTGTGAGATTTGCTGAAAAAATAGGTGCCAGTCGTGGTAGAATATCTCATATTTCAAAGGGAAGAAATAAGCCAGATAGTGAATTGCTTGAGAGTATTTTGGTCAACTTCAAAATCATAAATGCACATTGGCTAATTACTGGAAAGGGGAAAATGATAAACCCAGACGAGGAAAAAAAATCGGTAGTAGAACTGCCAGTATCAGCTATTGCCCAAGCAGGATATGTAACAGAATGGACACAAGAGAACGAAAGTGTTGAAGAATCATTAGTGCGAATTCCTGGTATTAAAGGAGCAAAAGTATTTCAAGTTCATGGAGAATCTATGTATCCATTATTCTTTCCTGGAGATTATTTAGTGTGTAAAAAAATTGAAAGATGGGAAAATGTTAAAAATGGATCTCCTTACGTGATTCATACTGAAGAGGGACTTGTTGTAAAGTATATTGATTTGACTGACGAAGGAAAAGTATTCCTTCAATCGGAAAATAAAGATGAGTTTGAAAGGTATTTTGTCGATTTAGGTGAATTAAAAGGCATCTGGAATATCGTGAAAAGGTTTACTGGGAGTTTAACTCATCCGAGGCTATCGACAGATTTCTTGGGTGACCGTGGTAGGATTGCAAAGTTGGAGGAATTGGTGAATAAATATTTAAAAAAGTAGATTATGATAACAATTGTAGACAAGGTGAGTTATTTGCCGAATGCGACAACGATTCCTACCAGGATGATTAATGATGCTTGTAAAATGGCGGTACAGGAGATCAGAAAAAAGGCAAATCAAGTTGACTCCAAAGGAAAAAAAGTAATGATTGTCATTACTGGATCAGCTAAAACGCACGGACGATTAAACATTAATCTCATGGGGTGTGATGATGATCCGGAACTTCGTCAACGAATTGAGAAAGCTTTGGGCCTAAAGTAGAATAGGCGATGACTTTGGGAATGAGTATATCTTCTACCCAATTGCCTTCTATTCCTCCAACATAGGAAAATTTCTCACCTTCAATCGGTCTAAATTTAATTGGCATATCTTCATCTTTCATACAATGTTTGAAATCTGCTACCAGAATTTCTTGTTCTTTGATAGAAAGGTGCTTTTCGGCCAGTTGGCAAAGGGTTTCGAGCGTCATAAAACTTTTTGTTTTAAATGTACATAAAAAAAGTGCTTTTACCTAAAGAGAGAGGTAAAAGCACTTTGATATTACATTATAGTTGAAATATTTACTTGATAGACGGGTAAATAAATCTACTGCAAATATAAGGCATTATTTTGCATTATACAAAATAAGCATCGTTCACTGTTGGTAACTTTTGTTATTAACCCCTAGTTACTAACATCGTGTTAGTAACTTTTTCCGTTTTAAAAGATATATTTCCCTAAAAAATATTTTTTTATGATTATTTTTGGGCGTACTAGGAATTTACATTATAGTTGGAAAGATGCTTTAAAAGCACCATTCATTTACAACAACTCACATTTAAAAGAAATACAGCAAATAAAAAAAGCTCCATACATAACTGTATGAAGCTTGGTTGTGCCTGTGTCCGAATGGTAAGGTACCTTCGTTGCACCGAGGTTTTTACGGGTTCGAATCCCGTCAGGCACTCTTATATGGCTCCGTGGCTGAATGGCTAGGCCCTGGCTTTGAATCCCTAGGTAAGCCGGTTCGATTCCGGTCGGAGTCTTCTAAGAACATCCATCACTTTGATGGGTGTTTTTTTTGTGTTTCAAATTTAAAGCCAAAAGGAAAGGATTTTTTTGGCAGAAGTATCTACTTGTTATACGTTGGGGAAATAAGATTTGTTCCTTGGTTATCATATTCTGTTTACACTCAAATCTTGGTACAAATAAACGAAATTATATCTGATAAGTGTATAGATAATGGACAAAAATATAGGTATATACGTATTAAATACTGGATTTATGGTATAAATCGTCCGATATTTACATATATTTGACTAATCTATTTCCATCGCTACCCCACCTACGCCAATCATATCTGAGTTGTACGAATCCGACATCCTAGAATAAATAGGATATTTGATAGATCGAAAATTAACTTTTTTCCCATCGACAATCATACTTTCGTTCTGCACCTTCTTCTTACCAGTATGAATCACTTCCAGATCATTCTTTCGATAGACTTTCACATTCTCAGGATTATTGATAAAAATTTCGGCATCAGTCTGTCCCAAAACCTCGTCAGGATTAATACCGTTTGGTAGCAATAGATGTGTAGCAAATGCCTTATTAAAGAAAATATAACGCCCAGCCAAATCTTTAATCCATCTAATTACTGGCTCATCGTAGATTCCTGATCGGAGTACTGTCAATTGTTTCTCCTGCCATTTAACACGAGTTTGCAGATCAGTGATATTTACTTTCATCTCGTTAATGATATAACGATAGTCATTGGTGTCTTTATCTCTACTACTCAATTGATAGGTGAAAAAAGAAGCCACTACGGCGACTATAACGATGGCGACGGTTCCAGCCCAGCCGCTGATACTTATTTTCGGTGTGATATTAATACTCATTTTAAATACTTATTCAATTTCAGTTTTGTGACAAAAATTAAGATCATCCCTCAGCTCCGGCCAGGGTTGATAAGGTGTAACATTTGGGTTTTCGTCTTCTTGGCCGTTCAGGTCATCATTGACCGTAGCGGTGTAAGTGAGTGCGTAGACTCTATAGTCTGCCCGTGGTTCTGTGGTAAATCCAGTACGGGTCAGCGGTTCATAATCTTCTCCTGTCAATCCCTGAAGTTGATTGTGTAACGCTTCAATAGTGTCCAGGTGTGCCAGTCCTACTGCTCTTCTGGTTGCAGTAGTTTTACTGTGTGTACGTTCATGTACAGTAAAGGCCAGGCGAACATTGATTGTTAATTCTCCTTGTTGGAGTTCATTACTTATATCAATAAAAGTACCTGCACTGAAACTTATCAGCGCACAGGGAAAACTAACGCCCTGCGTGTCAGGATTCTCCAATTGTCCCAGATCAAAGTCAACCCATCGCATGGCGTCCACCGATTCAATAGCAGTGGAGATGTCTATAAATAGTTGCTTCATAAGTTGTTTAGCTTATTATCTAAATACCGTTTAGCTTTCGCTTGAATGGCCTTTTTAAGTTTTTCGGATTCACCAACAAACTGACGTTGCGGCATCTTGTCGGTTCCTTCATTGTGTACCTTCATATATTCAGCAGGAAAAGTCCATTTCACTTTACCAAGACTTACGCGGCCTAGTAAAGTGGCAATCCTTTTAGTTGCGCTAGTTTTCACAAGCAAGCTTCTTGGAGGATCGGGTTCCTTCTTTCGTTTCTTCCACGCTTTGAATGTCCGATCCGTAAAACCTTCCCGTCTGAAGTTATCCGCATGGAAGTTATTAGCTTCCACTTTGATAATCTTGGCCGCCACTTCTTTTTCTATTTTGGGGATCTGCCGTTTTAGTTCGCGAAAAAAATCTGATGGTTTCGCCATAATTATTCTTTATAGATGGTTAATAATTCAATACCTTCTGTTGCCTCTAACAATAGCCAAGTCCAGATAATCCCGGCCAGTTCCACTTGTAGGCGATTTCCTTCCAGTGTTGCCTGATCGATAATGAGCGGCATCCAGGCCAGCATCGAATTGATGGTGGCGGCATCAGCACTATCGGCATTCATAAAGCGATCAACGGGGACATCCAGCTTACGGCCATCCGGTAGCGTAACACCTTTTTTAAATTGTGCTTTCCCCAGCTTTATATTTTCAGCCAATTCAAAAGCTGCGCGAATTTGTTCCCCGGTATCAAAGATGTCAGGACTACGGTCTGATTCAAAATAAGGATGTTCATCCTGAAAGGCTTTGTATCCTTTACCAGGGTTATTGTCCAATCCCGCTGGTGGCTCCCAATCAGCTACATGACGATTAGGTGGATCATCAGTAGATAAAACAATACATCTACAATTGTATCCATTGGGCGGCATATAGCGATCCCAAAATTCATCATCCACTGGATATATGGCTCCATCCAAGGCACGGTGTTCTGGTCGAGTACGTGCATCATTAACAGCATCGTATTTCAGGTTTGGGTATAAATCCTTGACGTCCTGCGCTTCTCTCCAGCGTTTAATACTATCGGCTGCGGCCATTGCCGTTTGGGTCTCCGCTTTTAACCAGGTAATATTATGACGTTTGATAATAGCTCTTGCTCGTTTCAAATACTCGGCTTTGTTCAATCGTAGCAATGGTTCCAATTCTTTGCCCAGAGCATCCACTTTGTGGCTGGCTAGTTTTGAGAGGTTCCTTCTCAAGCCTTCTATCTGCTGTAACATCTGAAAGTCATCAATACGGTTGAACTTCTGACCAAAGCCAAGTTGTGCGAATTGCCGCAATCGACGGTAATATTCCCGAAATAGATTCTCATCCACCAGGTTACTGGATGCACCCTGGTAATAGCGATTTAGAAAATCGTTTTCCAGCTTGTTGGTGATCTTTGTAAATCGGGGATCAAGTTTCTGTTCTCGCAGGTTTACTACACAGTTAGAACATCCACAACCAGGTGCATGTATATTATATAGTGTATGAATGCGATCACTCAAGTTAGCTGTCGTTTTTTTTTTGCTCGCTTTGGGAGGTGGAGCAGGTTGTGGTGGCTCAGGTTTTGGATCATCCGGCGGGCCAGGTTCAGGGTCGGGATCTTTCCCAACTTTCTCGCCAGCTTTGGGACGTGGTACCCGGTACGTCTCGTAGAAGTAATCATCCGGAATATCAATCACGGTACGAAGTTTTAAATCTACTTCAATGCGATCTTTCAGACCCATTGTCTCCTCTTCCTTAAATTCGATGTCACCACCTTCTGCGTCGTATCCCAATCGCTGGAGGTAAGGAATTACCTTTTCTTTAAGTATTCGTTTCACGTAGATTCGATCATCCTTATTCAGTTCCTGCTCGACTTCCTGGTGTACCTTGCCCTGCGCGTATCCGGATTGACGCGCTTCAGAAGTTGTCATGGAATTCCCCAAAATGGTAATAGCAATTTCCTCGTTGGTGGCTGCCCGTAGCTGTTTGAATATTTCATTACCCTGACCATTGGCCGGGGTGAAAAAATTTAAGTTTGCATCTTCTGGAGCAACGACATATCCGGCTGATCCGGCTTTGCTCATGGCTTCTTCCAGCATCTTCCGATTGGCCTCGTTAGAATACGTTGCCCATCGGAAGGGCATTCCGAACGTCTCAGCAAATTCAGCCCAGTCTCCAAAATTTCCGCGCTTGTAGATTACGTATTGAGCGACTTCCAGCAGATCCCCCAGGTCATCATCGCCACCCACCTCAATCAGGTGATCAGCAAAGGGAGCTTCGCGATATGCGTATCCTTCGACGTCGTGGGCCTGTATGGTGACCAATCCAAACCGTGGTTTTACGTGCGCTCGGTTTACCAATTTAGTCCATCCGGAAACTTCCTTATTTACTTGCCCAGGCCAGTTTAATTCTACCAAACTATGGCCGTAAAAACGGGCATTCATGATTTCTTTCACTAATTCAGTGAAAAAACTCATTCCAAAAAGTTTGTTGATTTTTTCGTCTTCAATTCCATTTTTTGTGAATACAATTTTACGATTTGTGACCGCTGCAACTCGTTTTCTGATGCAAGCCTTCAGAAAACCATCTAACATTATATCATCATATAAGTCATAGATTAATTTTCGATATTGCGTGACAGATTCAGCCGAAATCATGGCATTTCTCCACTTTTGGATGTCCTGTGTTTTTCGATAGACGGGTCGAACCTCAATTTTATTGATAATGATGGGATCGTCGTACCGATCTGATGGTTTCATGTAACCAGTCAGCCGATCAGTAAAGAAATCAGAAAATTTTTTAAAATTCGACATATTTAAAATTTGCGTTGTAAGGCCGTTTTATTTTGGCAGTAGTATGATTGTGAATCTTTTTCACAAAATGCGCTCATCTTTGAGACTAAACGCCTTCTAAACGTTCCTACAATTTGTTTTAATAGTAGTTGTTACGCTTTCGATTGCTCCCGTGGATGATTTCGGAATTATCCGGGGTTTCCAATTTCGGTAAATCGGAGTACCGTTCTGATTTATTGGCAGCTTTTAGCCACGCGATGGATCGGTCGTAACGACGTCGCCGATCTTCATTATCTTGACCAGCTTGATCTCGTCCAACGAGGTGATAAGCAGCAATGTCAGCTCCCAATTTCACCAACATGGCATCCCGGTCATCATCGACGGCAGAAAATATCGCATCAACATCGTAACTGTCCGCCAAATAGGTTCTCATTTCCTGTTCTGCCACTTTTAACATTGCAATTACAACAGTTTCATCATTGCGAGTTATTTCAATGCGTTCTTCTGTCAGAATTACGGTATCCAGGTCTGTAATTTTTAAAAACATTAGTATTTATATTTATTACGTGTACTACTAACAACTTTTACGGGTTCCATCTTGCTGAGTTTGTTGTCGATGACCCATTTGCCTCCTTCGGTGGCATCGGGGCCATCATCCGGGGCTTTTAATTTTGGAGTGATGGAGGTAAATTGTTCATCAAGCGTTTGCATGTGCGGATTATGTGCTTCGTCGATATTGAAGATCAAATTGCCATTGCTATGCGTTGGTTCCAGACCACTTTCTATTCTAAAAAATTTCTCAGGTTTATCCCGGTTGTCCGTGCTAATTTGAAGTAGTCTTCCTTCTGATTTAGCTACCTCAGCTAAAGCAGGTCGAAATATTTCGCTAACAAAAACGGATTGTAAACCGTTGCCTTCCACATAATGATAGATAGCTGTTTTGCCACCAACAAAATCATCAAGTATATAGTACCACTTAATCATCTTGGGTACCGAGGTCTGTTTTACGAATGCTTTATATATATAGTACTTACCATTTAGCTCGCCTATTAATACAACTGCTTTGTAATCGCTATTCTTAGATTTGGTATAGCTTGGATCACCATACGCCACGACAAATTTTAAACTTCGTAACGGAGGACATTTGCCGTACACCATTTTATCAAAGACGGTTCCTTCCGTAATTGGGTTATTGAAGTATTCCTTTTGTCCTGCGATGAAGGAAATGATTGATAGCATAAAATCAATATCGGCTTCCGTATTTCTGGCCCAATTTGATTTGCCATTTTTATCTCTGATATTGATAACTTCAGAATGCTTGGCCTTTTTGATGGCTTCGGTGATAATAGAATAATCGGCAATGATATTACCATTGAATAATATTCTAAAATCACCCGATACAGATACTGTTGGGATCAGTGCTTGTTCCACCCAGTCCCATCTTTTCTTTACCATATCAGGATTACGACAGATTGAATCCGAATCAATATCATCAATCATCAGGAAATCAGGACGTGCAGCTTCATTCCTGGTACCCCGTGGATTTTGCCCTGCACCAATGGCGCGAAAGCTAATACCATTACGAGTAATAAAATTTTCTTCTGACCAGTTGGAGACGCCTTTTTGAATCCCGTAGTCGTTTACAATCCTTTGATTGTATTCAAGAGTGAGCATCATTGGCTTCATCAGGTCTATCGCATTGTCTTTATTATGCGATACATATAATATATTGGTGTGCTCCTTTTTGACCAGAATCAAGTAGAGGAGTTCCATCATGGCCCTGGAGGACTTCGCCAGCTCCCGCGCCCAAGCTCTTACCTCGTACCACTTCTTATTTGCGACGAGTCGCTTGGTTGCTCGTTTGTGGAAGGGCGCAGGTTGAGAAGTACAATAATTTGGAAAATAATACATAAACCATTTTTCCGGATCTTTCTCCAGCTTCTTGATCCTGGCAACTTTCTCCCCTTCCGTTTCCGGCAATACATAAGTAGTCCGTTTCAAATTCTGAATGAAACGGTCCCATTTTACTAATGATTGCTTATCCGTTAAAGCCATTATAAACTCTTGATAAATGCGTTTTGCAGTTCCGCTACTTTCTTCGACAACTCTAAATCATTACGTTGCAAAAACTCATTAAAGGCAATCATCACATCTACCGCAACGTGAGGGTTAACCCTCTTTTCCAGTTTTGCAATGGTATTGGTGAGTTCACGAATGGTGATGATCTCCTTGCTGTCTGGATATCGTTTTCCCTCGTCTCTCGTTTCAATTGAGGTGTTGATATCGTTCAGTTGCTCGTAAGCCCGTTTGAGTTGCTTGCGCTTCGTCATCTGTTGAGCCGTTCGCAACTCCTCCCATTGCTCTGACTTTTTCCAGTTGGAAATAGTTTGTTGAGAGAAACCAACACGTTCCGAAATTTCGCCCTGCGTGAAGTCACCACGCACGTAGAGGTCTAGTGCCAATTTCTTTGCATCCTTCCTTGTCATGTTACAAATGTACCTTGTTTAGCCTCCTTTTCGGAAGATTCTATTTCCGTGATTTTAAAAGTTAGACACGTGAAACAATTTGTTTTGAATAACCTAAAACCTGTCTTAGATTTGCATTCAAACTATCGTAAATCATAAAGTGGATAAACCGAAAAGAATTGTACTAAGTCAGGAAGGAAAGAATTCACATGGATTCAAAGTGCTGGCATCTGGTTGGAAAAACAAAGAAGCCTTTTTTGCCAATCCGGTCATGCTTTATAACCATGATGACAAAATTCTACCAATCGGATATTGGGAAGATATTCAGGTGGCTGATGGTGTAATTAGTGCGTTGCCTGTATTCGATATGGATGACAAGTTTGCGGCTAAAATTGCAAAGAAGTACGAGAAGGGATTTATCAGAGGTGCCAGTATCAGTCTAAGGATCCTGGAGGTTGACGAAACGCAAGATGTACCGGTGGTTACCGCCTGGGAAATGCGCGAATCTTCCATTGCTCCTATCCCGTCCAATTCTGGCTGTTTAGTAATCCTTTATGACAAAGACGACAAAAAAGTAATCAACCTGGCCGATTTCATGGGCCAACATCACAAAACAAAAAGTAAGATGGATTTTAAATTAATTGGAGCTGAATTAGGATTATCTGTTAGTGCAACACCTGCGCAAGTACAACAGGCTATTGTTGATCTCAAATTGAAAGCTGCGAGCGCAGATAGTCTGCAAGCCAAGTTGGATGGTATCGAAAAGAAAGCCGAGGAAGATCGCAAAGAGCGCACTACGGTCATGCTCAATGATGCGATCAAGGATGGCCGGATCACCGAAGGTCAGCGAGAAAATTATGCGTCTTTGATGGATAAGGATTTCGATGCGGCGGTGGGTGTTTTGACTTCGCTGCCAAAGCGAATCAATCTGTCTGATATTGCTGGAGCGACTACAACAGGCAAGGATACTGCCACTCATGCTGGCAAGACCTTTACGGAGCTTTCAAAAGAAGATCCTGCTTACCTCGTCAAGTTGAAGGATGAGAATTTTGAAGCATTCAACTTGCTTTACAAAGCTGATCTGGGAGTAGACTACGTGAGGTAATTCGTAAGCCAACAGGAAGACTAGCAGGAATAAATTTTTAAATCAAAATAAGCAAAAAATAATGGCTGTTCAAGTAGAAATTTGGGAGAAGGACTTAAAAGAAGAATTGTTCGCAAATGATAAGTGGATGATGCATTTGAATAACCGGGACGAGAACGTTCTTGGTGGTAAAGTGGTACATATTTCACAATCGGGTGAAGCATCAGAGGCGGAGAAAAATCGAACCGTATATCCGGTTGATGCAGTAGAACGTGGTGATACTGACATCACGTACGCAATTGGTACCTACACCACTGTGCCACGTCATATCACTAACGCCGATACCATCGAACTTGCGTACGATAAGCGTAGAAGTTTAGTGCGTCAGGATACGCGGAAAGTTCGTCAGTTAGCTGCCGAAGATTTAATGTTCGATTATTTGAGCCGAGTGCCCGCAGCCTCCGTGGTTGCCAGTAGTGGATCGGATTACGCAGCCGGTGCTCCTGGAGCCTCCGGGGTTCGTAAAGGTATGGGCTACGAGGATATTCTGAATGCCATGACGGTACTGGACGAACAGGATGTTCCGATGGAAGAGCGGTTTTTGTTGCTTAGTGCAATTGATTATAACCGATTGATGCTTGACAGTGATGTTAAGGATTCTTTCCAGGCAATTGTGGATAAGGAGCGGGGAATTATCGGTCAGCTTCACGGTTTTAATCTAATGAAGCGTTCACGTTTACTAAATATCGCAGCGGATAACACCGTGAAAACATCTACCGCTGCCAGTGCGGCGGATGATAGTACTTTATCCTTATTCTGGCAAAAGGATTTCCTGGACCGTGCGATGGGAGATGTGAAAATGTTTGATAATCCAGGACGAGCAGATTACCACGGAGACATCATCTCCTTCCTGCTTCGATTCGGAGGCCGTCCCAACCGAGAAGATAACAAAGGTTTCGGATTGATCCGAAAGACCATTGTCTAAGATAGCAAGTTGATCAGGCAGTGGTGCGAGGTGACAGCCGTATGAAAGCCATCTGATCCCGGTGCCTGTCCTGGGCTGACAGGCTTCTTTTATAATCATTCGACCACGGGGCAATCAGGAGGGATTTAGCAATAGATCTCTCCGCCACCCGATAAAATTTAATCATGAATAACGTATTCAAAGCACATCCAGAGGCACCCGAAATTTTTGTAGTAGGCAAAATGCCTTTTCTAAATATGAAGCAGGCTGCGGCTCATGCTCGTGATCAGAAACTACCCAAATCTGCCATCAAAACCATTAAGCGCAATGAGTCAGCGAAATCGGACGAGAATGACGGTACTGATGCAGCTCAAGCTAAGGCGACTGCGACTGCAAAAGCGGCTCAAGAAAAAGCCGATCAGAAAGCTGATGACCTGGCTAAAAAGGAAGCGGAAAAGGCAGAAAAATTGAAAGCCAAAGCTGCTGCCGACGCTGCCAAAAAAGCAGAAAAAGCCGCTGCTACAAAAGCCAAAAAGGCCGCTGATGCTGCCAAGAAGACAAAGGCTACCGCTGAGAAAAAAGCCAAAGCTGCTCCTGCCAAGAAGGCAAAGGCTGCTGAAAATGCAGGTCCTGCGTAAACCGGAATTAACCCTTTTCTAAACGATCTTTAAATTGTAAAATAATGGAAGTACGAAATGACTTACCTGCCGATATGCCAAATGGTAAATACGGAATTGAAGCAAGTACAAAAGCTGTACTTGCAGCAAATAATATCTATGACCTTGGAGCTGTAACCTACCTTGATGATAAGGAATGGAAGCAGGATGACTGGGTCGATTTGATCTCAAAAGGACCTGGAACAATTCAGTCTGTCATCACCGCTGCTAACAGCTTCGATGAATTAGATGAAGAACTTCTTGATCTTTCCGAAGCAGAAAAATCAGCATTGGTGGCACTTGCCGGGAATCGAATCAAAAAGCCAGGGTATGCAAAGATTTTGAAAGGGATCTTCGAGCTAATTGATGGTGTGGCGGAACTCAAGAACCCGGACAATCCAGTAGGCTAAGAAAGTAGAAGTTTTTGTTTTCTCATATTAGTTTTCATAAAAATGTTTTATCAGGTGGCTTTGCCATCTGATTTTTAAATAGCGAGGTAGAGCAGATGGAGTGCTCGTCAGGCTCATAACCTGAAGGTCGTTGGTTCGAGTTCAACCTTCGTTACAAACAATAATTAAAACAAAAGAGCATGTTACCTGGTGTAAGCGTAGAATTATCAAACGGAAATATTGGCCAAATCGCTAGCGATGATACGGTTACTGGGATGCTGTTACAGGGGCCAGGTGTGGATGAAATGGCATTGTTAGAACCTAAGTTGATTACCCGATTGCAGGACGCAGTGGATCTTGGTTTGGATGCAGATTACGACACTGATAACTCAGTGGAAGTGTACAAACACATCAAGGAGTTTTACGACGAAGCTGGCAATGGAGCCAAGTTGTACATTATGCTAGTCTCGCAAGCCGTGAGCATGAGCGACATGCTGGATACGGTCAACGATGATTACGCCAAAAAGCTCCTGAATTTTGCGCAAGGAACTATCCGTGTTTTGGTAGTTACTCGTTCCGAGGCGGATGGCTACGTTGCCACAATTACGGACGCACTGGATGATGACGTGACGATTGCAATCGACAAAGGACATCAGCTTGGTGAGGAGTACGCAGCAATGTACAAGCCATTTAGAGTGCTTTTACCAGGGCAGGGATATAGCGGTGATGCAGGTGCTTTATTGGATGCGAAGACCAAAGAGAAAAATCGTGTTTCAATTTTGATAGGTGATAGTGCTTCAGGTGCATCAGCAGCGGTTGCGCTACTCGCAGGAAGGATCGCCAGTGACCAGATAATGGTTAATCCGGGAAAAGTTAAATCTGGCCCGGTGGAAATTACGCAAGTTTATATTGGTGATGATACCTTTCTGGAAAAGGAAAGCAGCATTGAGACGATCCACGACAAAGGGTATATCTCTTTCCGCAAGTTCGTTGGAAAGTCTGGCTACTATTTTACGGATGATCCAACGGCGGCTCCTATAAGTGATGACTACAACAGCTTTATGCGCGGTTTGGTGATAGACAAAGCTTTGGTGATCGCTTACACGACTTTTGTTAATGAAATACTTGACGAAGTGGAAATTGATGCTACGACGGGATTCATACAAACTGCAAAGGCGAAGTACTATCAAGCGATTATCGAAAATGCAATCAATTTATCCATGACGCAGAATGATGAAATTTCAAGTTTCAGTGCCTTCGTGGATGTAGAGCAGAATGTACTATCGACAGGAAAGATTTGCGTGGAAGCACGAATCACGCCTGTTGGATATGCAAAATATATTGAAGTAAAACTGGGGTTTACTAATCCCGCAATTTCGTAAAAAAAGATGGCAACGATTTATTCTTACAAGGATATCAATGTGTTGATTCTCGGCAGAGTTGTGACCGGAATACAGGATGTGAAATATACCACGGAGCAAGAAAAGGAATTGGTCTATGGACGTGGTAATAAGCCGCTCGGAATGGTCAGTGGTATGGAGAAGTACGAAGGTAAAATTGTGTTGTTGCAATTTGAATTGGACCTATTGACTACCGCTATCAAAGCCATTAAGCCAACTGGTAAGATAACGGATGCCGCTTTTGATATCGTTGTTTCTTACGGCGAAGGCATTACGGCCAAAACTGATATTCTAAAATCAGTGGAGATTACAAAATTTGAAAAGGGCATGGAAACTTCCGACAAGTTTATGAAGGTCGAACTTCCATTTATGTGCCTGGACATCGAGTACGATGTATAAAGATTATATGTTCATGGGATTATAATTTGGAGTTAAAGGCTGGGGTATTCCAGCCTTTGCTTTGGGATCAAAAAAAACAATTAGTTATGACAAGGAATGAAAAATGGTTAAATAAGTACGGCGATAGTTTTCTGGACAAGATTGAAGCCTGGAAGGAAAAGCACGGTGGAGTTCACTATGTAAAAACGGAAAATGGATATGAAGCTTTCCTGAAAAAGCCATCTCGTCAAATCGTCAATCTTGCAATGGTCAAAGGTCGTGAAGATCCCCTTGGTTTAATTGAAGTCGTTTTGGAAAATACCTGGTTAGAAGGAGACTCAATTATTAAGACGGATACTGGCTTGATGATGAGTTTGGGTGATCAAGTTGATAAGATTATTGGGGTTGTTAAAGTAATCGTAGAAAGACACCAAACTGATGAAGGAGATTTTTACAAGGTGGAAACAGAAAATGGGTATACCGCATTTTTGAAACCACCGAGCCGACAAATCATTAAGACAGCAATGACTCAAAGTCGGCAAACTCCACTCAAGTTAGTAGAGGTCATATTACAGGATGTATGGTTGAAGGGAGACGAGATAATAAAAAATGACGTCGGATTGCTAGTGAGTTTGATGGCAGAAATCAACGAAATTATTGGCACCAAAAACGTTGAGCTGGAGGAGCTTTAGCCGGTGCTGATGGCTCAATGGAAGCCAATAGTATCGGCTACATAAATACCATGCTAGAATATTATCTGGGAATTAATCCAGATACGCTGACAGATAATGAATGGGTCGAAAAATATGCCCAGTTGAAGGATATTAGGAAACGCGAATCACAAAACTAATGAGTGGATTTCTTTACAGCATTGCTTTTAAAATCGCCGGACAAAGTCAGGTGGAGAAAGCTATTGCCGTAACGGATCGTCTTGATAGCTCTGTAAATCGGGTGAGTTCTTCCACTCAAAGTGCCAGTACTCAATTTCAAAACGCCGGTACTTCAGCTGAGTCCGCTTGGGGAAAGGCAAAAAGTGCAGTGGCAGGATATATCTCGGTGGCAGCAGCAATTGCGGCAACGGTCAGTAGCTTATCAGCCGCTAAAGATTTTGATGCGCTAGGAAGAGCAATTGATTCAGCTACTGGAGGCAAAGGTGCGGAAAATATTGCTTTTCTAAATCAGAAAGTAAAGGATCTTAAACTTCCACTAAAGGAAAGTTTGGAAGGGTTTAAGTTGTTGGCTGGTGGATTAAGAGGATCAGGTTTGGAAAGTGAAGCACAACGAATATTCTCTGGAGTAGCTTCCGCTTCAAGAGTAGCACAGTTATCCGGAGATGAAACAGAGGGAGTATTTCGGGCGATGAGTCAAATGGCTTCCAAAGGCCGAATCGCATCAGAAGAATTGCGAGGACAATTGGCAGAACGATTGCCAGGTGCTTTTCAAATCGCAGCAAATTCGATGGGCGTTACCACCCAAAAGCTTAATAAAATGCTTGAGCTTGGCCAGGTTGGTGCTAAAGAATTCTTACCAGCTTTTGCCGATGCGATGGAAAAGGAATTCGGAAAGGATGTCGCTAACGCCTTGGATTCTCCATTAGCAAAATACACCGATTTTCAAAATAAATTATTGCAGCTACAAATCACCTTTGGTGAGAAGTTGATGCCAGTTGCCATACGATTTATGCAAGGTTTTTTAATCCCAGCGGTAGTCTTTATTGGTGACAATATTGATGCCTTGATAAATCTGGGAATAGCGGCTGGAATAGTCTGGGCTAGTATGAAAGTAGGCTCAATAGTAATGGGCGTATTATCAGTAGCAACGAGCGTTATGACCGCAACGATGGGAAAGGCAAGTTTTGCCATGAAAGGATTGGCGGCGGCAGGAAAGTTACTCAATATCGTTATGGCGGCCAATCCAGTTGGTGTAGTCATTGCTGGATTGCTCTTGTTGGGATTTGTCATCTATAAAGCCTGGAATACCTTTGAAGGATTTCGCGGGTTTTTATTTGCTTCAATCGCAGTATTCAAAGAGGTGGGGAGTATAATTTATGATTATATGATTCAGCCTTTTATGTCGCTTGGAAAAGTGATTCTTGGCGTTTTTACGCTCGATAAGAATCTTATCAAGGAAGGTATAACAGACGCTGCGGACGCATTGTATAATTCAACTTTAGGAGCTGGTGAAAGAATCGCAAATGCTTTTAATACTGGCTGGCAAAAAGGAGTTGATAATTTCAATTACGAGCCGCCAACTACCGCCGCACTGGATGGGTTGTTATCCAAATATACCAAAAAGGATCAATTCAGAATGAAAGGCGTGATGGATGTCAGCGATAAGTTTGACAAACAAAGAGGAGAAAATAATGGCGTTGATGACAAAGTGAAAAAAGGTGCTCAATCCATCATCGGAGGAGGTAAGCAACAAAAGATTTTTAATATCAATATTAATAACCTTGTTAGAGAACTCAAGGTTATTGCTCAGGATGCAAAGATTGGAGAAGCTGAAATTCAGTCAGTCGTTGAGCGGTCATTAATCAAGGCTGTCAATTCTGTAAATCTTATTCAGTAATGGCAGAAATAAATCTTGATATCAATACGCTTTTTCAGCGTGCATTTGGCTTGACCAGAGGAACGCCTTTTGATTCAAATCAGATCAATGAACAAGGTGGCAATATTGAAAGTGATGGAGGTTTTGACGCGGGTAATGCGGTGTCTGATCAGGAGGGTACCGAGTTTGTGAATATGCGTAACACGATCAGCGCAAAGAATAAATTAGGTCAGCAATTGTTTTTACCCGTTCGGATAGGTGATTTTTTATTACCAAATGAACCGACAATGACAATCACTGCGCAGAAGTTAATTGTTAAGACTGGACTGGTTGGATCAAAGCGACGTGGATCAGTAAAAGAATTGATTCGCCAGGAAGATTATGCGGTGACCATTAGAGGTATTATGATCAACCAGGAGAGCAGAACAGTGTACCCAGAGGATCAGCTAAAGCAAATTCATGAAGCGTTTTTGATTAATGAATCCCTTCCGGTAGAATCGGCAATAACTCGATTATTAGGAATATCACGCTTGACGCTTGAGCGGTTTTCATTACCAGAAATGGTAGGTGTTCAGCACGCACAAGCATACGAATTGGTGTGTATAAGCGACGAAGATTTTGAATTGAATATAGACTGATTTATGTATGAACTTAGTAGTAAGATAGAGATCGGAGATAAGACGTTTAGCCGCGTTCATCAGGTCAATATAAAAAAGGATGTTGCGCAATTAATGAATACGGCAACTATCAAAATCCCTACTACGGCCAGGTTGGTACGATCAGGGGAATTTGTTACCGAAATTGAGACGGCGAAAACGTTCGCTGTTGGAGACGAAGCAAGAATTTATCTCGGATATGACGGGAACTTACGAGAAGAGTTTCGCGGATTTGTCGCAAAGATAAAACCGAACATTCCTTTAGAAATTGAGCTGGAAGATGAGACCTTTATTCTGAAGCGCAAGAACCTTAATAAGTCGTTTCGGAAAACTAATCTTAGGGAACTGATTGAATTTATTCTATCAGGTACGGGAATAAATCTGGTAGAAGAAATTCCGGATATTCAGTTTGATATTTTTTACCTGAAGAATGTTTCTGCGGCTAAAGCCCTGGATAAGATATCAAAGGAGTATGGATTACGAATATACTTCACGAGCTGGAAAGTATTATACGTTGGTTTGATCAATGAGAATAATGGCGAGATCGTAAAGTATGCGATGGGTCAGAATGTGATTAGCAACCGTTTAGAATTCGTTACGGAGGATGATGTTAAACTGAAAGTGAAAGCGATCAGCATCCTTCCAGATAATACTAAAATAGAAGTAGAAACGGGTGACGCGGATGGTGAACAACGAACGCTTCATTTTTATAATATTCCGAGCAAATCAGAATTAAAGATTAAGGCTGATTCGGAAATTGTAAAGTATAAATACACGGGATATAAAGGCAGTCTAACGGCTTTCTTAATTCCGGTTTGTGAATACGGAAACATTGCGAATATCAGTGATAATGATTTTCCGGAACGATCAGGAAATTACCTGGTGAATAGTCTTGAAATAGAATTTGGGGAAAATGGTGCGAGGAGAAAAGTAGAAGTAGGTATCAAAGTAAACACATGAGTTTTGAAATAGAATTTGAACGTGGGTTAAGTGAAATGGCGAGTCGCCAAAAGTCAACGGTAGTGATTCCGTTGCTAGTGACTGCTATTGATGAAGTCAAGATGGTACTGGATGGAATGGATAGTGAAGGAGTGGATTATTTTGATGTAAGGATTCAGGCTACTCAAGGCGAGCAATCAGGTAATATTGCGATCCCTGCGGAAGGAAGTTATGTTTTGATTTCTAACATTGGAAAAGATGAAAACGTGTACTTCGTGGTAGCTACTTCTGCTCTTCTGAAATCAATAGTCAAAATTGGTGACACGGTGATTGAGATAGATTCAGGAGGCGTAATCATTGCGAAAGGTGAAGTGGAATTAAAAGCAGTGCTGGAGGAATTGGTTGATGCGATAAAATTATTGACGGTCTCGACAGCACAAGGACCATCGGGGCCACCATTAAACGCAGCACAATTTGATCTTATTAAGACGCGGATAAACATGGTTTTGAAATGATTGAAGTGCACGATATAAATTTGGGAGAAGATTTTGATCTGGAGATAAAGAACGGTGATTTTGATATTGGAGAAACGACCCTGCAACATCAACAATTATTGATCATCATCAACAAAGGAATGTTACGGGAGTTTCCATCTCGATGTGTAGGATTGCCAACCTGGATAAACGATGATAAATCCGGCAATCTTAACGCAGCGATTAAGCGAGAATTTGAAGCCGATGGAATGAAGGTGCAAGCCATTAACGCAATAGGTGACAAAATCACCACTGATGCATATTATGAATAAGACAATTACTCCAGATCAAAGCTTGGTGGACATTGCTATACAGCACGATGGCAGCCTGGAGGAATTGTTCACAATTGCACGACTGAATAATGTATCAGTTACAGAGGATTTGGTCCTAGGTGCGAAGGTGCAAATCCTTGACCAGGTAACTGATTCGAGAGTGGTAAAAATACTATTGGAAGGTGGCTGGAAACCAGCCTCCGCAATTGCAGAATCAGAGTTGCTTTGCGGTATCGACTACTGGGCAATTGAAACGGAATTTGAAGTACAATAATAATGGCAAGAACGATAACACAGATACGAGATTTAATCTTGGAAGCAAAAGCGAACGAGCCTTTGCTGGATGGTCTTGATTCTACTAGTGTTACGGCTATTTGGCGATTGTGGATTTACGTTGTTGCTACGTCGATTTGGGCATTGGAAAACCTGTTTGATATTCACAAAAAAGAAGTGGCGGATGATCTCGCAGAATTGAAGCCGCATAGTCTTCGCTGGTACGTGGAAAAATCAAAACTATTCCAGTTTGGAAGTGGTCTGGCCAGCGAGTCAGATGAGTACGATAATAGCGCATTGACCAACGCAGAAGTTGAAGCGCAGCAAGTGGTAAAATACGCCGCCGCCGTGGAAGTAAATCGGGATCTACATATTAAGCTGGCCACTGAAACGGATGGTGAATTAGAACAGCTTACGCAAGACCAATATACTGCGTTTGTCGCTTACATAAATTCCGTGAAGGATGCCGGTGTATTTATCCAGGCAATCAACAATGCGCATGACAAGATCAAGCTGACCGTTGACATCTATTATGATCCTACGATCCTAAATACGACTGGTGGCCGACTGGATGGCGCAAGCAGTACACCGGTCAATGATGCGATTGATGAGTTTTTGAAATCGCTACCATTTAATGGCGTATTCGTCAAGGCATATTTGACCGATGCTTTGCAGCAAGTAGAAGGTGTTTATGTTCCGCAAATTCGCAGCATATCAGCGACGATAAATGATAGTGATTCCTTTACTGAGATTGATATTAGTTACCAGCCGTTTAGTGGCTACTTGAAATTTTTAGAAGATGCTGATTTAGTCATTAATTATATAGCTCAATAATGTTACAAATTGACTGGACAAAGTGGGTGAATTATATGCTACCAGGACCGCTGCGGAAGCCGCGAATGTTTGCCTGGTTGTACGCATTGATCTTCCCGGTTCGATTGCTTTATTCAGATCTTTTATTCTTTAAACAGAAAATAGATTTTGATTTAGCTATGACCGGTCAGGTAGTGATCTTGCAGCGAGGCTTGAACGACATTTTTGACATTGATGCTCGCCGGATCAGGATCGTAGATGCAGAACAACCGGAAGCTGGTGAAGGCGTATTTGCTTACGTCGAAGCTGAAAACAACCCGCTGTATTTACCGCAAAATTTGACATCAACATTTAGCGTAGGTAGTGATAGTACAGTTGATTTCCTAGTGTGTTTGCCGGGTACTTTTTATCCAGTAAGGGCACAAATCACCGCTGCCGTAAACAAGTATAAACTGGCGTCTAAACGGTGGAATTTCCATTGGACGAGTTCAATAATTTTTAATCCAAATGCCGGACAAACAGATACCGGGAATACAAACGAAGTCAATCCAGGATAATGAATAGAGCAGATTTCACAACCGCGACAAATGGTTTTCCTCTTGAGGCGGACAGTACTTTGGGATTCATGCAGGAGACGTATACAGAAGCGTTGAACGCATTGGCTCGTCTTGCTGGCACGTCTAGTGTGGTAGTGGCTGGATGCGTTGAAAATGGTAATCAGGTTGGTAATGGCTGGATATATTATAATGGTGAGTTGTTGAAATTTCTGGGAGGAACTAAGCAAAACACAATCATCATTGAGGAGACGGTTGTTCAAAAAGGTAATGCCGATGGCACTCCTTATGATCGTTATTTTACGCGAATTTCCAAATTTGGAACTGGCACCAATTCAATTACCTGGAGTAATTTTAAGCGCGTTGGAAATCTTACAACGCAGCTTGATTTGATTTTGAAAGTAGCGATTGAAGATAATATTATTTTGACTGGCTGTGAAGTGCCGTTTAATCTTCCAGCAGGAACTACACAAATAGGCAGCGGCACAGTAATTATTGGAGGCAAGGTGATGAGCGTATCAAGTTACAATAACTCATTTCCTGTCTGGATTAACGAATCAGGTGAGTATGTAGTTAGTGAGCCAAGTGGAAATTCGATTAAGTTCGATCCATTTAGCGACCGAAGAATTGAATATGTATTCACGAGGCTAGCTAGTCATCCCGGTGAGATAAAAATATTGTCAACCGGATTTGATTTCTTTGGTTCGAATGGAATAGGTCAAGGACCATACTCAGGGTGGGCTTTGTGTGATGGACGGAATAACACAAGAGACATGAGAGGACTTTTCCCAGTTGGTCGTGATGAAAGAACCACTGATCCATCAAATGGAAATTGGGATCAAAATTATAACACTGCTGGAAACACAGGAGGAGAAAAAGAAATGGTTTTAATCGCAGATGATAATGTAACAACTGGAAATGTCAATCCAGGTGAATATGGGAAGGTCCGAGCGACTGAGCAAAATAGAGTAGATAATCGACCACCATATATGACCTTGGTGTTCATTCAACGGATATTTTAATGGCAAAGAAATCAAGATCAACGCTAAAAAATTGGTTCCAAACGGGTTTAAAACCGCTTCAGAATCAGTTCTGGGATTTATTTGATTCCTATTGGCATAAGGATGATGACCTTATACCGCAAGCTGCGATTGAGAACCTTGAAGCTGAGATCAATGATTTGCGAGATCGGATTCAGGGAGGAGGACTAGTCATTGCAGGAGAGTATAATTCTGATGCCGAGGCGCAAACTGGCGGCGTAGGAATCAATGATTATTACGCGGCAGGTCAGAATCATCGCGACGGGGTGAGGTGGGGAACACCAGTACGGCGAAACTATTAGCAATTAATTTTTTAAACTTTTCAATTTTATACAATGAAAAAACTATTGAATTTATTTACGATGCTGATGCTTGTTGCACTCAGTATTACAATTCCTCCCAATGAGGTTAATGCTCAGGCAACAGGAGTGCGCGTTTTCGACACTGTGACTGCTATGAATGCTTTTACACCGGATGTGTCTCGAGACGAGGCGCAGCTTGCGCTTGTTACTTCTTCCTCCGTGTCGGCCACCATGTACGAGTATGATCGAGTATCCTCGGCCTGGAAGCGCATTGGCGACATTAGTGTGCAAGATGGAACTACGATTGACCTTAGTTATGTAGGAAATGTACTGACCGCTGAGATCGCACAAAATGGAGCGACGAGTGGACAAGTGCTTACCTGGGATGGTTCCGGATGGGTGCCTGATGATATATCAGTCCAGGCCGACAATGTAAATTTTACCTCGGGGAATTTCACGGCGACGGATGTTGGTGCCGCCTTGGAAGAGTTATTTACCTCGATACAGGGCCAGTTCAGTGTCGGCGGTGTATTCAATTCTGATGCGCTGGCGAGTTCTGGAGGAATTGCTCTAAATGATTTTTATACGGCTGGTGACAGTCACGTAGACGGTGTCCGAGAGGGCACCGTTATACGGCGTAATAATTAAAATGTACGCAATAACTATTTTCTTACACTTATATTTCATAGCATGTGGTATCGTAACTATTGTATTGTTGTTTTGTTATTTTTTGCGATGGGTCACGGACTTCTGGCGCAGAATTCGACGGGGGTTTTAGTTCGGAGTGATTCTACTGCGTTGAAGTTGGTGACGCCGGATGCGTCGCAGGGTGAGGCTGTTGTGGCAGTGACTACTGATCCGTTGGATTTGTGGTTGTGGAAGAATGGATTGTGGTATTTGGCGAGGGATTTGCGGACGGTGCAGCGGCTGTGGAATGATGATGGGGATGGGTCGATTAGTTATGGCGGGAGGATTGATGTGCAAGATATTGGAGTGTCTTCGATATTGGGAAAGTATGTTATTAATGATAATGGAACCTTTGGATCAGTTAATACAATTCCAAGTACAGATGTGACAGGACTTGAGCAATATGAGAATATTTGGCGGAGATCAGGTTCCACAATTGATCTTCCTGGAGCAGATGATAATGATAATCATGTTTTTGGATCAAACGCATCAATAAGCAGATATACTTTAACAGGAGGAGTTAATCCGTACATACAAGTTGTAGATAGAACTAACAACGTTACTTTGAGATTTACATCTAGTAACACAATAGCTTCTATGGGAACTATTTCAGATACAGATTTAGAAATAAGAAGAAACGATATTGATAAAATATCATTAAAAAGGACAGGGGTTCAAATGACTGATTATGGACTGGGTTATTCTAAGTTTGATGCTATTGGTAATATAAGTAGTGAGCCAACAATTCCAGCAAATGACATATCATTAGACGCAACTAACTTTGACCAAATAGGAACCACATACACAGATGTACAAATAGCTATGCAAAGAATCAACGATCTGTTAGGAACGCAGACGGTTATACTAACTAATGGTCAAATAGCTTTTGGGGATTCCAATAACGAAGTGACAAGTAATAATAACTTTACTTATGATGCAAATAGTAGTGGTCTATACCATCAAGGAGTGGGAACAGGAGTTTTTTATCAGCAAACCAATAACCAAAACAATGTAATAATGAGATACGGGGTTACTTCCATAGAAGGTTACGTAGGAACTCTATTAGACGATCCAATGGAGTTAAGACAGTCTGGAAGTCCTAGAATTACTCTGACAGAAGACTCTAAAATACAATTTAATGATTTTAATGAAGCTGGAAGCATTGTTTGCGATGCAGAGGGGAATTTATCAACGATTGGAGTTGATTCTGCTTATGTGTTTGATATAACATCCAGTACAAGCTCTACTATCAATATAAGAAATAGGTCATTAATACAATTTGATTCAAATACCGAATCAGATTACCAAGTAACGAGATTTCAAAATCCTGAATTAGGGCATAGAGTAACTTTTTACAATAGATCAAACCAAACAATCCAATTTGTGGCTAATGAAACTAATGTAAATAGTTTAAATGTAAAATTCAGAACAATAGACGGCGATACATTGAATCTCACTCCAGGTGATTATGCATCCTTTGAGATAATCCAAGCATTTAATATACTAGAAGGACATTTGGTTAGCACAACTGCAAAATTAAAAACAGGTGTTCCAGTAACAGAAAATAATTTTTATGATTTTGGCGCAATTGCAACTAATCAAGCTACATTAGGAAATGATTTCTTGTACAATCCAGACAAGACAGGAATCATTTGTCAATGTAATGATGCTACTGATAGCATTTTAGGTATGCCTGACCTTGGAGACGGAAGGGTTATTACTCTCCACAATTCTGGTTCAATGGCATGCTTGTTAGTAGGGGAATCGGCAGGGGCTACGGATGTAGAGTTTGGAGGGGGCAACAGTACGCTTGGACCTAAACGTAGTAAGAAGCTTCAACAACATGGTAAAGGCGCAGGAGCTTATTGGAGTTTATTTACAGAATGATATTTATATCGTGTTTATAAAAGGATTCTAAAAGCGCACTAATTGACTCGTAAATGTCAATTAGTGCGCTTTTTTTTGTGTACGTTTCGATTTGCGGATTATAGTTAAGTCCGTATGAAATATACGACTTGGTATTTACTAAACCATAAACTTTAAATACATAAACAAAAAAACAAACGCGTTAATTGAGCA